CGGTCGTGAACGGCGTCGCGATGACCATGATCCTCCGGCGGATCCTCTCCTACCTGCGCGACGGAGACGTGTACTACGACATGCGCACCTGCGGCTCGGTCGAGCGGATGAAGGACCTCTTCCGCGGCCTCGTCCTCGAGGTCGGAGCTGAGGTGGGCGTGCGATTCAAGTTCGAGCATCTTGAGATCGTCGCCGCCGGGGGGGTGCGCGAATCCCTCCGGAAGATGGCGGTCCCCTTTGTGGGCTACCACCTTTACGCTATGCAGCAGGACCTCAACCGCTTCCAGGAGGCCCCCGGGCCCATCCTTCTGGGCTTGCGCGCCTTCGCCTTTGCGGACCTCCCCAGGTTCTTGAAGGGCTTCCGGTTCCTCGGGAAGGGACAAAAGTTCACGGAGGAGCAGCTGCCAGCCCAGTTTGCCGCCACACTGGCTGGGCGCTTCATCTCCCTGGGCACCCCGCCGGACGACTGGGGCTATAGCGCGCTGCGGGAACTGGCCATCGCATCGCAGCAGGCCCTCGCGCGCTATGCCCCCGAGAAGGTCGAGAACGTCGAGATCTTGCGCAACGTCTTCCATAATGAGACTAACCTCGCCTTTGAGGACCTCGAGGGGGCCTTCCAGGGCCGCTGGATCCTGCATCAGCGGAGGATGCTCTGGGAGGTGCCGCTGGGGCTCCCCATGGGGCCCTGGCGCCCTTTCTCAGACTCGCGCGCCTTGAACTATCGCAACGCGAAGCCCTCTCCCGTTTCGACCGAGGAGGAGGGCTCCCAGGGGCTGGTGACCTTCATGCGCGATCGCGCGTCCATCACCTTTGAGGACCGCCTGCTGGCCGCGCACGCCCGCCTCAAGCTGGCGGACTCGAAGGCGCTGCCATACAGGCCCCTTCCCCCGGTGGCCGTGGCCGGCTCGAGGGCCTCGCTGGGGCGCCAACCCCGCTTGCTCACCGACGCGCAGCATAGGGCCAAGCTCGCGCGAGACGCGGAGCGTCGCGCTGCTTTGCAGCAGCTCCGGGCTGGGCTCGGGGGCCCGAGCCGGGGCGACCAGAACTCCCGCTATATCAACCCGGATGAGGACTCCTTCAGCGAGACCGAGGACCTCTCCGATCTGCAACACGAGCACCAGGAAGTCATCGATCGCGCGCAGGAGGCCCGCGACCGCGCCGAAGAGGACGAGTTCGACGCGCGAAATGACGACGATGAAAACTAAACGCGCAAGGACCGAACCATAACGGTCGTTAAACTCAATTTGGGGTTTGCCAGATCAAGAAAGACCGGGTAGGGCGGTCTATCCCTACCACAGCGGAGCTGAGCCGCCGCTGCCCCTCCCTGGGCGAAAACCGTGAAAACCGGATAGCGCCTAGGCGGGGCAGGGCGGCCCTACCGCTTAATAAAACATATTACATAAATCTAATTTGGAAATGGGGGTTTCAAAGAATACAACAATCTACGATAAGATGGTCAAGTACAACAAGGACTTCAAGAAGACTTCTGGTCGCGCGCGCACCTCTCGCGGCCCCTCTCTGCGCCCGAAGGCGCGACCCCCCCGCAGGCAGAAGGCGCGCGTTCCGCGCATCCCTCTGCTCGATCCGGCGGGCACTGCCTATGCCCGCTTGCTGAATGACCCCTGCCATGCGCAGTTGGCTGAGCCCATCTATATGGCCACGGGCACGGGCTATTTGACGCGCGCCACCGTTGATCTCACGCACTCTGAGGATTCCGGCGTGCTGTTCGTGACTCCGTTCAACGTCGGCAGCGGGGCCCTCGGGAGCGTGGGCGTGGCCACCAGTGCCTCTGCGGGCGCCGCCCTTGGGGCGCCAACCTACCAGTCGGGACCCGGCGCGGTGTTCCTCAGCGGGGTGGCCCAAAGTGCGCGCCCCGTGGCGGCATGCATCAGTACCTACTACGCCGGTACCGAGAGCCTGCGCAGCGGCTCGCTGTCGCAGATCCAGACGGACGGAAGGCAGGCGATACTGATCCTGTCTAGCGTGGGCACGCCCGACAGCGTTGGGCCTCTCTTCCCAACGGAAGTGCGCACGCCGGGGACCTCGATCGAGACGAAGTGGTCCCCCGGAGCCCTTGATGGCGACTGGAGTGATCCGAGCTCGAACTACTGGACCGGTGGGCACGGTGCCATCGGGGTGCTCTGGCGCAGCCTTGGTGGTCAGGCAGTCAAGTTCCGCGTTACGATCGTTTACGAGTGGAAGCCCCTGGCCGCGGAGGGCATTCAGGCCGAGCCCGCGCGCGGGAACAGGTCGGGCAACACCGTGGACCAGGTCGTGGGCTATCTGGCATCCAAGGACCCCATGTGGGGTATGTCGCAGCCGGGCCAGTCGATGACCACCGTGGGCGGTGATCTCATTTCGGCCTTCGGTCGGTTGGCCCTCCCGATCGCGCGCGACTTCGCTCTTGGAGCGGCCACGGGCCTGCTGGCGCTCTAGCTAGAGGTGCTGAAGCCGGCGGGTGCTTTGACGTCAACTTCCCGCGTCGTTAAACAAAGTGGAGCTATAAAAAGCGGTTTTGCCGCAATAAAAAAACAAAAATATACAACCAGGCGTAATGAAAAAGGCGCCACCCTAAAAACGTTCTCGTTCTGTGCCCAAGTGATACACAGTTTGCAACCAAAGACTCTAGGAGTCTCCGTCAACACACGACGGTTCTTAGGAGGTGCGATTCCTC